TATTTCTCTTGAACAGGGATGGTCGGTGAGTTTTCCTGAGTGGGAGCCAAAAATAAAAGATGCAGCCGACGCATCCATGCGATACGGACGTCTTTATACGCTGGATAGCATATTGAGATCAAGAACAAAAAGCCAGTTGCAAATTGGCTATAAACGACAACTAATGAAAGGGTGAACATGGCTCGAGAACCAGAAGATATCAATGAATATAATGAGGATCAACAGAAACTGTTGATATCCGTATTGATGAGCAGCGACGAGATATTTTCACGCTGCCAAAACATCCTTAATGCCAAGTATTTCGTTAATAAACTCAGGCCGGCAATGCGGTTCATACTCAAGCATGTTGAGGACTATCGAGTATTACCGAAATTTGAACAGCTTAATGCGTCCACAGGTCTTGTATTCTCTCCAATAGAGAACATCTCGATACAGCATCAGGATTCATTCCTTGACGAAATCGAGGAGTTCTGCAAGAACAGGGCACTAGCTGATGCGGTGTTGACCGCGGTAGAGTTGATCGAGCAAGGTAATTATGGTGAAGTAGAAAAAAGGGTACGAGAGGCAATACTGATCAGCCTGCAGAGTGATATTGGTACCAACTATTTTTCCAATCCTCGAGAACGGTTGATGAAGATCAAGGACAACAATGGGCAGGTTAGCACAGGATGGAAGAGCGTTGACGAAAAACTCTACGGAGGGGTCAATAGGGGAGAGATCACCATATGGTGTGCAGGTTCCGGTGTAGGTAAAAGCCTATTTCTACAAAACATTGCTATCAATTTTGCCAAGCAAGGATTGAACGTGGTCTACATCACGCTTGAGCTCAGCGAGGAACTATGTGCAATGCGCATGGATAGCATGATCAGTGGTGTTGGAACGAAGGAGGTGTTTCGCAAGCTTGATGAGGTTGAAATACGGGTCAAGCAAACGGGCAACAAGAGTGGCAGCATGCATGTTAAACAAATGCCACAGGGAAGCACCTGCAATGACATCAAGGCATATCTCAAAAACTATGAAATTGAGACAGGTAAGAGGCCCGATGCATTGGTGATTGATTATCTGGATCTGTTGTTTCCTAACAACAAGAAGATTGATCCTAGCAATCTGTTCGTCAAGGACAAGTTCGTCACCGAGGAACTGCGTGGATTGATGGTGGAACGCAAGATGATAGGACAGACCGCAGCACAGCTAAACAGAGGAGCGGTACAAGAACAGGAGCATGATCACAGCCACATATCGGGTGGTATATCCAAGATCCAAACTGCTGATAATGTGATATCAATCTTCGCATCAGCTGCCATGAAGGAACGAGGACAGTATCAGATACAGTTTCTTAAGACCAGGAGTTCAAGCGGTGTTGGTAGCAAGGTACCGCTTGGATTTGATCCAAATACACTACGAATATTTAATCTTGATGACGAAGCACAGGCATTAACCGGTGCTAGCACCAATACCGCGGATGTGTTTGCGGATCTGCGGCGTAAAAACGCGGTCGCTGCTAAAAAATCGGACGCACAGTTGCCAACCAGTACTTCAGATGTTTCAAAAAATATCAAGGATCTAGAAGGTCTACGGGCGTTGGTCAGGAGATGATCAACGCCCGCCTCTCTGAGATATTTCTCCGGTAAGCAATATCAGATCAACCACTAGGTTTGGAAAGCTATCGATATTGATGGCATGCCCGTCTCCTTCGACACGGGCAACAAGACTGGCTATTCTCTTAAGCGATTCGGCATGATCACCTGATCTTGCCGAATCAAGCGCATCGGCCACTCCGGCCATGACATGGTCGATACCGCCATCCAGATGCCGATCCTTCATTCCATCCATCAGGCTTTTTACCAGCTTGATGGCATGCAACTTTGCGGACGGGCTTGATTCTGCCGCCGATTTAATGGATTTCTGTAAATCGTCAATGCTAACGCTATCAGCATCCTGATCTTTTTGTTCAGTTTCCTCAGTTACCTTGCTAATACCAGATACCGGGCGCATCATTGTAGCTGCCGCTGTTTTTTCCGTTGATGACAGTTTTAGCATGTTAACAAATGCCGTTGCGAGTACCATGGCTTGCGGAGTATTGAGATGTGGTTCATCCTGTTTCAATGCATGTATAGCGCTGCCAAAAGTGATTTGTTGGTCTTTTGGCAATTCAAGCAGATCGGTTAGCCTGTGTATGTCAATGGATCCAACGATCTTCTCCTGACCAGACGGTTCCGTAAGCAGATCGTCCACATCTTTCTCTGTATCATTACTATCCGTATCCGACGACGTTGTTGCATCATCGGTAGGTGAGTCGCTAGACGGTTTCTCGTCTGATGCTTGGTCGTCTGATGCTTGGTCGTCCGTTGCGGGGCTTTGTTCGTCCTTGTCGTCCTCGCCAACCATGGTGATGTATTCGTTTAGCCTATCAACCAGTTTGCGGAAGTCCTCTGCGAGGAATGTTGTCATAAGGTATCTCCATATGGATGCTTGTTCGGATATTTATGCGTAATGACAATATCGAATAAATATCCGAACAACCCGTGGGATTTAATCGTGGACTCCATTAAGAACATAATCGACGAGCTTGATGCCATTGTGCCCGCCAAGAGCAAGCACACCGTTATAGAAAGCCGTGCCACGCACCTTATTGCATCCGCAGTCAATCTCGTGAGATTGATTAAAGAGAGCTATCCTGAGGATCAGGCAGATGACCTTGTAAAACGTTTGTATCGTAGCATCATGAGCGAGGATGATAGGAAGTTCACCAGGAAGATCAAGGATCTAAGGAATCAAAAATGACAGAAAACAACATGCGACAGTACATGGATGCCGTGGACGTTGTTCATGGCAGGCATGCGCTCGACGAAGGAATAATCGATAGCATAAAGAAATGGATATCCACCCTTAGCAGCCCTGTAAAAGCCAAGGGATTGAAATTGACATCGGACCTAGAGCGATCAATAAGGAACTCTCCCGCTGCATCTAGAATCACGGACGTTGAAAAAAAGAACAAGTCGTGGCCATGGGGCATGCTCACATATCGCATGCTCTATAACTTTGCCATCAGCAAGGGATTTGAAGACGCTGATATAGATAGGGTTTTGAGGAATCCAATCGTAACCAATAACATGAAACACGTGATCAGGGCACTACCTGACGGTGTTGAAAAACCGATACTGCCGTTAACGGTTGCAAACGTAAAGGGTAACACCCGGTTCATATCTCCCCAGATAGATAAGCAGACCAGAGAATATCTGTCCCGTCCAATAGCCATAGCCGTGATGGATGGGCTGGCATATGTTCAGCAATCAAAAGAAGATGCCGAAGCGGCACAGAAACAAACGCAAGCAACGCCAACACCAGCACCAACTGCACGCCCGTCAACAGGAACGGCTCCTGGTTCAACAGGATCGGCTGAAAAATCAGCATCTGATATAAAGGCAACGATCACCGCAATAGAAAAAGGACTGTCAGCCATGGGAGGAGCAGCATGATGAAGAAACATCAATGGGCATATGAACGACTTGGATGGACGGACCTTACACCCGAATCCAAGAAGATATTTGAAAGCACTGAACTTGATCTCATGCCGATATTGAGAGAATTCAGGGTACTTGCCGAAGCCGAAATGACCAATGCACAGATCACCGGACTATTCAAAGGAGCCGAGGATATCAGCCGAGAGAAGGGGCATCGAACCATGTTTGGTAAGGCAGCCAAACTACCGGTTGATGCTGCTAAAAAGGTCAATTCGTTCCTTGATAAATGGGTGGTGAATACCCTTAAGAACTCCAAGACACTTGAGAATTGGGAACCAAAATATAAGGACCTGAAGCAGAAATATCGAGAGAAATTTGGAAAAAATAAAGCTGGACAAAAGATACTGGCGATGGTTGATGCGCTAGGCGGTATCATGGAATCCCGTCCAATCGTCCAGGCTGCTGTGATCGCCCTCATGACCACGCTGCTCGTTGGAAGTGGAGGATTGGGACTACTTGGTACCGTCGGTGTCGTTACGATATTAACCGGCGCTACGGAGGCAATCAAGGGATCGGATCTTGGAACCATTGCTGGAAAGGCCGTGAAGGCGGGCGTTCTTGGCCTTATTTCAGGTGCTGTATTCCAGGCTCTTTCCAGTTGGTTTTCACACCTGCGAATTGACAGCATAAGCGTTGGTCCTGAACAGGCTGGAATAGAAAAGATATCGTTTAGTGGACGGGAAACCGTGCATTCCATTCTAGGAGACCGCATCAACAGCTTCCGCATATCTGATGCGATGGTTACTCCTACCGAAGCAGGTGCAATAAGGGATGCCGTTCTCCGCGTGGCAACCGGCGACCCGACGGCATATAATACCCTGTTAGACATAGCACGCAAGATATCCAGCCCAGAGCATGCTGATATGCTCAAAAATCTGGTAGGAGAGACACTTGCAAAAACCGTCAGCAATGATGGGTTCTTGAAAAGCATCCAGACGATTGGGTCAATCGTCAAGGGCGCCGCCGCCGCCGGTGCTGCTGCTGGCGCCGGAAACATCGATCGCAAGGAACCAACCGCGGAGAGCACCAAGCTTAGCCTACCGATAATGGAAGGTCTGTGGGCTGATCTCACCCTTGAATTTGGTGCTGGCAAGCTGATGAAGGCTTGGAATCAGGCAGGACGCCCAACTGACAGCGTGGAAATCGCACAGATGCTCGCAAGGATGGGAATGGACGACGATGACATGCGTGATGCATTTAAGCGAGCAGGGCTTGATGACACGGATATCGAATCCACCATGGTTGCCGTGGCATCGGGCGAGGATGACGACATTGATCTTCCGTTTATCACCGGAGATGGTGATATAGATCGTGAAGCCAAACGGATACTCAAGACCAAGGGCGAGGATGAACTGAAGAAATTCTATCAGGAAAAGCTAGCAGCACTCAAGGCTCAGGTCGCATCTGAGGAAAAACCGACCGGTGATGCGACCTCAACGGATGATACCATAACCAAGATGCGGGAGCTGTCAAAGGAAAAGAATGTTGACGGTATGAAATCCCTGATTGGAAATCTTGCCAGCATGGATGCTGCTACAAAGAAACGTCTATTGGGATTTGTTACACAGGCTGAAATAACCGACGATGAGAAGAAAGCCATAGCTGATCTCATCAACAAGGCAACCGTTGCTGAAATGTCCCTGTTTGAGGAGATATCAAATGTCCTTCGAGCATCAAACATGAGCTGGAAAGATCTAGGATATCGTTACGTGATTAAGGAGCGCCGTAGCAACAGCGTGATCCTGGTATGAAAGGAACACCATGAAGATAAGAGAGCTTTTTGAGTACGCATCGGGAGGATCAACCGGTGCAGGAAGCGTGGCAAGCGTGGCATCCGGTATTGGTGGTCCTATGATGCCGGTAATACGGCGCATGGCACCCGGACAGAGCTTTTTTGCACCTGCCGAATTCCATGAAGAACCGGCCAAGAAGTCGCATAAACCGCGGAAAAAGCGGCACGATCATAAATAACAGCGCAAAACAGTTTGCATCTTTAAACAAGGAGATTAAACATGACCTATAATGTAGGCACAAATGATCAGGTCAACGGAAATTCTCGTGCTGGTGAATTCCTCACCGGCAACATGGACTTTTTCACCGTTGCTACCCTGGTCCCGATGGCACAGACCAACGTGACCACCCCAGTTGCACTCCTGTACACCCAACAGGGATACAGCACATGGCAGCCGGTCACCGTAGTTGACGGAGCTGGCGTAGCCCAGACCTACAGCACACAGTCTGACTATCAGGATGCTCTCAACAAGCAGGCCAACATGGATCTGCTGATTCGTTTCTTTGCTACCCGCGCTAACCCGGTCATGATCAGCGTTAGCGCTGCATCGGACTCCGATCCGGCATCCACCACCTACGCTGGTTTTCTCAACAGCACACACTTCGGCAGCGCATATAGCAGCACAAAGACCGTTACCACGGTGAAGTTTGCCACGGAAAAGACCAGCCTGTGGAACGTGAGCGCAACTGCCGATAGCAACGATAACGGATACCAGTTCCTAACTGCCCTGGATGGCATTGCGGTTGCTGACACTGCTTCCCCAACGCTGAACCACAGCGGTGCGGTTACCTTCATCTCTGCATCCAGCAACGGTGACTACAGCAGCTATCGCAACACGATTGCGGTCCGCGCACTGGTACTGTAATCTAAGATTACGTACTTGATTGAGGAGAAAGGCGCAGAAATGCGCCTTTCTTTTTGATCTCCACATAAATATCCTATCAACCGAGGTTAGGCATGTTATTGGATCAAATATTCGCCCCTGAAAGGCCCACCGAGCTCGTTATAATACGCAAAAACGGTGAGATCTCTCATAAGACTCGCCCAGCACGGCAGGAAGTCGAGCACGACCGTGCTGAAAAACCCTTATTTCCAATCAGCAAGGAGCGATCATGAAATCATTGATAGAATATATCACCGACATTACCGGTGAGGATCAGGAGGCAACCATGAAACCCATGCGAATAATGGCCGAGCAAACCGGCCAAGACGAAGCTCTATGGAATACCGAACAGGATCGCTGGAGCCGCAAGGCCAAGCATCCGTTGCGGGTCAATGAGGTATCAACCGGGGACGAACCAACCTGGGAAAAGGGTGAAATGGCCATCTACGGATCCGATGAGGTTGAGGTATCGATACCAAATGGCCCAAATGGAACCGTTGGTATAGTATTCGAAGGAAAGACCAAGATGGTCCTATCCAACAAGCTTACCAAGATTGACGAAGGGGTGATGGGAGGTATGCAACCGTTGAACCCGCTTAATCGAATGATGCAGCTTGCTGGTATAAGCGCACCTTCTGTGATCGGCCAATCTGAGGTTATCGATGAGCCTGCAGAACTTACAGAAGCAGCTGATCCATTTTTTTCAATGTATCAGCAAAATCTCAACAAATACAAGGACAAAGCATCCCCTGAGGTTGCTGCTAATCTAGCAACGATCGAATCGGTGTTGGTGCTGCTAAAGACCAGGATCGATGCCCTTGAGGAAACATTACCAGCTGATATCAAAACCAAGATATGGCCAACCTTGCGTCCAATAATTGGAATTGGTGCGAATCTGCAACCGGTTATTGACAAACTACCGGCCAAGGAAACACAGGCGTAACATGAAATTCATTGAAATCCGCGGAGGATTGCTACAACCAGTTAGCAATGAAGAAAACATACTACTCGAGAAGGTTAGGGGATACGACTCTCCGTTGCCGAAATCACAACTAGATGAGAGAGAACAGGAAATAGCCAGAACGCTAGTCAGCAGAGGTTTATTGACCAGGATCAGGGTAGAAGATAAGCTATGTTTTGCGGTAAACGATCTTGAGGAAATTTGGGGAAACTAACATGACCGTAACACAGAACGATAGGGATGCGATGTCCCGCATACTTGCCATCATGAACGGAGAAAATCCGGCGCCGGTTCAACAATCCGGTCGGCAACTTTCCGAGTCGATTGAGCTAGCCGGGCCCGGACAGGTGACCAGAAAGGACGTTGATGCAATGGCATCCGTGATGGCCAAATTGAATTCGGTAAGCAACAACGTGATTGATGGTATGATCACCGAAGGCGTTACCAATCGAGATGTATACGAGGCACTGTCAACTGAACGGGTTGCCAACGGAGTAAAGGTCGGTCGATACCAGATCACCATCAAGGAAGATGACAAACGTCTTGCCGGAAAGCAGTTCTACAGCATTTACAACCGCCTGACTGATGAAATCCTTGCAGATGACATCAGCTTATATGAGACCGCGTTAGCGGTGATACGACATTTAAACGGCGGACGTATCATATCCAGTTCCGAGGTTCGAAAGTTGCTTGAACAAGATGACTCATACACTTCGCATCGCATTGACGCTCTTAATTACAAGCACAGGATAGCAACCACGCGCGACCCTTCAAAACGAGACATCTTTGAAAGCCGTCATCAGGCTAGCCTTGATCGTTGCATGGCCGCCAAGAAGACCATCAAGATGCTGGTCAATGCACGTTAAGATCACAGACTCTGCCGAGAAACAGATAGGAAAGTTGCGATCACAACACGGCAAGTGGGTGAGGCTTTCGATTGAAAGTGGCGGATGCCAGGGATTCAGCAAGGTATGGGGATTCGACGAGCATGCCGTTCCAACTGATGTCAAGCTTGACTGTGGATTGCTTATAGACGAAGTCAGCATTGGCATGCTCGACAACGCTGTAATCGACTATCGCAACGATCTTGGTGGATCATATTTTTCAATTGATATTCCATACGCCGCAAGCACATGTGGGTGTGGAACCAGTTTTTCAATCTAACTAATATCTCCGATTGATGGCATAAATAAGTACCATCAGCAGTGAGGCCTCTCACGGCCAGGAGACCCTATTAATGTATCTAAATCAGTTTGAATCAACCAATGAGGTCAGGCTAACCCAGGTATTGCACACACTTGAGAGCGTATATGGTGTGCATATCAACATAAATCTTGATAGTCCTGCGGCTGAATCCACGATCAAAGAATGCCAGTCGGCATGGGAAAGCACCAGAGATCGCATTATATCGGAAAGTAGCTTTAACAGCTACCAACAGAATCCGCAATACACAAAGGCCATGCTGATCCTTGAAGCAATGCGGATCATGATCACGGAGATCGCACCTCGCCGTCGTCGACGTAAGATGGCAGAATCTACGACCGATGAAGGGTTGTC